AGGTCCGAGGAGCGGAAGCCCGCGGAGGATCTGTTTTGGGGGGGGCTGAAGTCGGCCACGAAGGTGTCGGAGAATTTCCAGCCACTCACCGGGCCACTGCGCTGTGTGGTGAAGTGGTGCTTTCCTGCGAGCCCTAAACATCCCGATGGCACCCCCATGACGGAGAAGCCGGACATGTCGAACATGCTGAAGACGTTTGAAGACTGTCTGACCAGGTGTGGGATAATTGAAGACGACCGCTTTATCTGCAGCGAGAGTCTCGACAAAGGCTACGCTGACATCATGGGCATCTATTTCTCGGTCGAGGAATTGTAGGAAAAGGCGAGGTAGTGGCATGACTGGGCTGGAATGGTGGGAGAGTGTTAGGCAGGCCGCGAAAGACATTACAAGCGCGCGCAACAGGTTAAATGCCGTTAGAGAGCCTCTAAAGGCTTCTGGCGGCGCAGGAGCTAAGAATTCGACTTCTGACCCGACGGCGCGTGTAAGCATAGCGGAAATGACCGCACAGGCGTTTCTAGAGGGTTTGTTAGACGAATTGGAGAGCGTCATTCTTGACGGATACTCCGCGTGCAACACAATCGGCGAAGCGCTCGGCCAAGATGCGGCCCTCGTGATGCAGTTGTATTTCGTTGAAGGTTACACGTGGGCGGAGACGGCCAAGAGGGCGCACGTTTCCATGCGTCAAGCGTTTATCCTGCGCGAACGTTCTTTGGAGTTTACAAACACGGTGGGTATTGCTAAGCTGTGTATAAAGCAAGAAGAATATTCATAAATCGTGCATAATCTTGCAGTTATATACATATTAAAACGTGCTATCTTGATACCGTAGGAATGTACGAAAGTTAACAAAGCGACTCGGGCGCTCTCAGAAATGAGGGCGCTTTTTTGTTAGCTCAATATTCATTTTTATGCATAAGTGGAGAGGTTTATACAAATGAGCGTATCGTCATCAAGCAAAGAAAAACTCGAAGACTATGAAGCATTCGTTGAGAAGTTCAAGCCAAAGCTGACCACCGACGATTGCTTTACCCCCCCCGCGGTGTATGACGCCGTGTTTGAGTGGGTGCGAGACAAGTATGATCTAGGCGACGCACCAATCGTCAGACCATTCCGTCCAGGCGGGGACTACCAGAGCGAAGAGTATCCAGAGGGTTGCGTTGTTGTAGACAACCCGCCTTTCTCTATCCTGGCGTCCATCCGTCGATGGTACGCAGAGCGCGGCATCAAGTATTTTCTGTTTGCGCCGTCTCTCACCATCTTCATGCGCGACATGATTGATTGCGCGGTGTGTACATTCGCAAGCATTGAATACGCTAACGGTGCCAAGGTGAGCACCTCATTCGTTACGAACCTCGACACGGTCAACGCGGCAATCACCACGCCGGAGCTGAAGGACATAATCGAGGAAGCGTGTAAGCAAGAAAACAAACAGCAACCGAAGCTCAACTATCCGAAGTGCGTCCTTATGGCCACGCGCTTGGGAAGGCTATCCAGCAAAGGCGAAGAGATAGAGATTCCCAAAACTGATACGTATTTCATTCGACAACTTGAAAGCCAGAAGCCACTGCGTAAGGCGATGTATGGTGCTGGCTTTCTTTTGTCGAGCGATATGACGCGCAGGCTGGCACGAGCAGAGGCACGAGCAGAGGCACGAGCAGAGGCACGAGTGGAAGAGTATGCATTCGACCTCTCCGAGCGTGAGTTGGCAATTATTAGGGAGTTAGATGGCAAGACTAAACAATCCGAACGCGGCGAAGAACCTAAAGCCTAACAGTCAGCGTACTAAAGCAGAGCTAAGTGCGATGGGTCGCAAAGGTGGCGAGAAGTCTAACGCGGTTCAGAAGCGCAGGCGTGAGATTCGCGAGACGCTTCTAGATCTCTTGGCCATGCCGATGAAGCCGGGGAAGCTCTCGCAGGCGTCCACCATCGCAGGGCTCACGGGTAAGAACGTGACCGCCAGCGAAGCCATGGCGCTTGCCATGCTCGCCCAGGCACTCGAAGGAGACGTGCGCGCGGCTGAGTTCGTCCGCGATTCTTCCGGACAGAAGCCAGTGCAGCAGATGGAAGTATCCGCCAACGCCAAGGAAGCCAGTGCCGCGTTTAAGAGTTTGCTCGACGAGGTAGAGAGCGATGGAGACAAATAGAGCACTCGCGACGCTTATGGCCAAGCATCCGGTTCGCCTGGCGCATGAGCTGGGCTATGACCTTCTGCGCGAAGGACTCCATGACAGATGGATCCATGAGATGGTGTTTGGCCACGGAGACATGACGCTTCAGTCTCACCGTGGCTCGTACAAAACGACCTGCGTCGAGGTGGCTCTGTGGTTGATATTGCTCACGCGTCCAGACTTGACGGTGGGATTCCAACGCAAAGGCGAGAATGACGTCGCGGAAGTACTCGCGGCGGTCAAACGCATGGTCGAGCATCCGCTTACCCAGGAGATTGCGCAGAGCATCTACGGCCAGCCACTGAAGCTGACCACAGCAAGCTCTACAGCAATCTCGACGAGCTTGGCGTGTAATGTCTCCGGCTCACCGCAGTTAACGGGCATCGGCATTGGTGGCTCTCTTACCGGTAAGCACTGGGACATCATCTTCACGGACGACATCGTCACACTGCGTGACCGCGTGAGCCGTGCAGAGCGTGAGCGCACAAAGCAGATTTACCGTGAGCTTCAGAACGTCAAGAACCGCGGCGGACGCATCATCAACACGGGAACCCCGTGGCACAAAGACGACGCGTTCACCATCATGCCACCCGCTGAGAAGTGGCCATGGGATACTACAGGGCTCGTGAGTGTGGACGCTGCCACAGAACTAAAGGCGTCGATGACGCACTCACTCTTCGCGGCTAACTACGAGCTGCGCCATGTGGCAGAAGAGGGCGTGGTCTTCGAGGGTGATTGTAAGACCTTCAAAGACAAGAGCCTTCTCTATGACGGCATCATGCATGTGGATGCGGCTTATGGCGGTTCTGACGGTACGGCAATCACGTGCATTAAGTGGATGGACGACGAAGCTTACGTCCACGGTGAGCTGTACCGCGAGACGCACGTCGATAAGTGCATGGCGCGCATCTTAGAGCTACACCGCGAGCTGAGACTTGGCACGGTGTACATGGAGAAGAACGCGGATAAGGGGTACGTGGCTGACAAGCTCGACGGATACGGGCTGCCCGTTCACACGTACTCAGAGACTGCAAACAAGTTCATCAAAATTGCGACGTATGGTCGCGGTACATGGTCCAAGCTGTCCAGGCTTGAGAGTGTCCGCGAAGCCAGCGTCGATTACTGGAATGAAGTTATGGACTTCACCGAGGGAGCAGAGCACGATGACGCGCCTGACTCTCTCTCATGCGCTATTCGCTTGCACGACAATGCGCCGACCATTCGACTATTTAGAGGAGGCATTTAGTGAGTGCTGACGTTAAGGGAGCAAACGCTTCCACGTTTGAGCAAAGGGGCGGCTACCGCCTACCAAAGGACACACAGATGACCGCAGAGCTTCTTGGCAAGCTTCTGGTGGACTACCGCACAAAGCAGGTTAATCGCTTGGCCAGCCTTCGCAAAGCGTATGAGGGCGACCACGATATTCTGCACCAGAAAGAGAAAGCAGAATATAAGCCGGACAACAGGCTCGTGGCCAATTTCGCCAAGCAGATCGTGGATTCGATGGTCGGCTACTTCCTGGGCGTTCCTATCCGCACTACCGCTGACGATGAAGCGTTTGCGGAGTATTTGGACGTATGGAGCGCGGTCAATGATTCCGACGACCTGGACGCTGAACTTTCCAAGCTTGCCGATATCTACGGCGCAGGCTATGAGTTGATGTGGCGCGACGAGGAAGCCTTCGCGCGTTCTTGTTCAGTCACGCCAATGAATTGCTTCGTTGTCCGCGATGACACGGTAGAAAATGACATCATCTATGCGGTGCGTTTCTGGTTGGACGATAACCTTTTCGACAATGAGCGCGACACACTCCGCGGAACACTCTACGATTCCATGTTCGAGACGCCATTCGTGATGGACGGCTCGAAGGTCATCTTCGGTGAGCCTGTCATCCACGGCTTTGACGATGTTCCTGTGGTTGAGTATGTGGACAATGAGGAGCGTCTTGGCTTGTTTGAGGGCGTCATGTCACTCATTAACGCATACAACAAAGCAATCTCTGAGAAGGCTAACGATGTCGAGTACTACGCTGATGCATATCTGAAGATTCTCGGCGCGCGCCTGGATGAACAGACGCTGCAGAGTCTGAGAGATTCGCGCATCATCAATCTGGACTCGAGAGACGCGGCAAACGTCACCGTTGAGTTTCTGTCTAAGCCTGACGCAGACGGCACGCAGGAAAACTTCATTGATCGCGTGGAGCGTCTTATCTTCGTTCTGTCGATGGTGTCAGACCTCTCGAGCGAGAAGTTCGACACCAGCTCCGGCATTGCTATCAAGTACCGCCTGCAGGCTATGAGCGATATCGCCGTAGTAAAGCAGAGGAAGTTCCGCCGTTCACTATCCAGGCGCTGGAAGCTGCTCTGTAATTACGCAGGAAACACCCGCCTGGACGCTAAGGCATGGACCACTGTCCGCGCCACATTCACGCGCAATCTACCATCGAATCTGCTTGAAGAGTCTCAGATTGCTGGCAACCTCTCCGGTATTACGTCCGAGGAGACGCAGCTCTCCGTTCTGTCGTGCGTTGATTCGCCACAGGCTGAGATGCAACGCATGGCCGACGAGCGCGCCGAACAGGCCGCGCAGATGGTCCCAGACCGTACGAACGAAAACAATAACTAAGGAGCAATATGGACTCGTATTGGCACAGCCGCCAAACACTCGCTGACGCAGCGATGGAGAAAGACGAACGCGCTCTGTCGGTACGCGTCCATAACGCCTACGAGAGCGAGCTTCGCCGCTTGAACCGCGAGATTGCGGAGTACTATCAGCGCTACGGCGAGAATGGCGTCCTGGAATACCGCCGTCTCATGGAGACGATGGACCCTAAAGACCGCGAGCTTCTTATCCGCGACTGTGACGAGTTCCTGCGCCAGCACCCGGATATGCAGTCCATTGTGGATGTGCGTAAGTCAATCTACCAACTGAACAGGCTCGAAGGCTTACAAGCGTCCGCACGCTTGCACCTCTACCAAGCAACAGGAGACGTGGTTCAGCGTATCGACAACCACATCATGCGCCAGTCTCTACGCGGTGCGAACACGGCGGCCGAAGCGATGGGATTTGGTCGGTCGTTCTATAGTATGGACTCTGACGCGGTTCGCCGTTTTGTCGATACGGTGTGGACGGGTAACACGTCATACTCCCAGCGCATCTGGGACAACACGGAAACCCTCGCGTCTTACGTGGCGCAGGACATGTCGAAGGCACTCGCGCGCGGTGATTCATATCAGAGAATCGCGAAGGCACTCGAGAAGCGTTTTGTGGACGTTCCACAGTCATCGCTTATGCGCCTAGTCTACACCGAGGGGACCTACGTCTCACGCATGGCGCAGGTTGAGGAGTTGAAGCGTGAAGGCTTTGACTCCTACACCATCGAGGTGGTGCATGACGAGCGCGCTTGTGAAGAGTGCGAAGGCGTGAACGGATCTACGTTCCGTTTCGAGGATATGCAAGTTGGTGTGAACTTCCCACCACTTCACCCATACTGCAGGTGCCAAATCGCTCCCGCTGTGGATGATTGGGACGCGTGGCAACAGAAGCAGGAGGAGCTTGGCCAAAGGCAGGCGGAGAAAGCAGCAAAGAAGAAAGCAGGTTATAAAGTATCCGCCGGCCGTCGCTCTCGTATTTTCGGTGAACCAGAAGAGGCATCACTTATATTTGACGGTAAGGAGATATGGAGCGGCATCGGAACTGTAAACGATGTAGGCATGCCGCCAAAAGAAGATTTAATAAAACTCCTGTCTGATTCTGGTCAAACATCTCTGCACAATGTCGCTTTAGTTCATACTCACACAACGCGTGTCGGCGGTACGTTTAGCGTTGAAGATATTAATGTTTTAGTTGAATATGGACTAAAGTCAAACACGGCAAGAGAAACGCAGGGAGAAAAAAGGCAATTTGTTCTCGAGCGTACTCACAAAACAAATATTGAGCTCGGCCGTGAATTAGTGGAAGATTATAGACAGTTTACAAAAGTCACATGGGATGACGTTTCTTTCTCTTATTGGGAGGAACATTATGAAGCTCTTGAGATACCGTTCTATGATGCAGACACGACTGAAGCCGAGAAGATGCTTAGAGAGCTTCAGCATAAATGGTTGATGGAAAATGCTCAGCGATATGGGTATAATTACTATGTAAAGTAATTTAAAAAGGTGGATGGCATGAACGCTGTTTTAGACATCTTGAAAAAGTACGAGAATCCTCGCCAGCTTGATGCGGACCAAGACAAAATGTATTGTGTTAGGTTCTACATGATGGCAGTTGAAGGAAAATATCCAATCGCACGCGTTAAGCAAATGGCCGGAAGCGCTCCGATGGAGAAGTACCTTCTGCCAGAAGATTATGAGAATTGGAAACGATTGACAGCTGAAGTTTAACCTTCACCAACTAACTAGCTTTCACAAGCCACCTCCGGGTGGCTTTTTTGTTAGACCGCTAAGGAGGTGAGAATATGGCGCGAGTAGTGATCTACATGGCCGAGTGGTGCAGCATCTGTCGCGGGACTATCAAGAGGATAGTGCCGGCTTTATCTGAAGAGGATATTGAGTACGAGATTATCGACGTGGACTGCTCACCAAGGTCCAAGGCCGCGAAGAGCATCACTCACCTTCCGACGGTGTGCGTTGTGGACGCAGGGGAGCGCGAGCTCATGCGTTGCCGTGGATGTCCCACGGATGAAGTACTAGAGAAAATTGTTGAACTGTGTATTGAAAGCGACTAGGCGGTCGCTTTTTTAATGCATCGACCAAGCTTTGACGTCGCTAAAAGCTAAGGAGAAAAGGCACGCCGACGCGCCTGGGGGCGGCGGGGGGTGGGGGAGAAAAAATGGGG